GGAAGTTGTCGCATTACGTCGATGCGATCGCCCGCTACGCCAAGGATTCTGGGGTGACCTATCGGGCTCATTTGTTACCGCATGATGTTGCGGCGCGCGAGTTGATGACTGGGCACAGTCGGAAGCAGGAGCTTAGCGATCTTCTCGATGCGCCGGTGATTGCGGTGCCGCGGCATGATCCGGCCGATGGGATCGCGGCGGCGCGGGGTGTTCTCGGCCTTTCTTGGTTCGACGCTGTGAAGTGCAAGCGTGGACTGGCCCGGCTTCGTTCCTATCGGCGCGGCAAGACGGGGACGCCGGTGCACGACGACGCTAGCCATGGCGCCGATGCATTTCGGACTGCCGCGGTCGGTTTGCCGTTGATTTCCGGCATGGCCCGGCCTGGGCGGTTGAGGCGGATGATTCGGGGTTTGGTGTAGGAGAGAATGGTGGTCGATGACTATACTCGCTATCGCAGGACGCAGTTGGCGGAGATGACGCCGTGGGCGCCGGGGTTCGACATGACGAAAGTTTCACTCTCGGCTGAGGACGTGAAAATGGGATCGCCAAAGGCAGGCGACATGATCGCGCGTAATCCCGCCAACCATGAAGATCGGTGGTTGGTTAGCGCGGCTTATTTCGCGGCGAATTTTGAGCCGTATTAGGAGGAGCGAACGATGACCGAAATTGAAGGCGCGCGTTACGATCGCAGCAAGAGAACTGGGGATTTGAATTTGCTGCTCGATCTCGACGAGCCGGTGTTGTTGATGACCGAGCTCAAGGAGCTGGCGGAGGAGTTGGCCAGGAGCGGCCGCGGTCATGCTGATGACTGGCGCTTTGTCGCCAAGTGGGCGGCGGAGGGCGAGGCGGAGTTCGCCAAGCAGCAGGAGCCGAAGCCGGCCGCTTGAGGGCGGCGTGGATTTGTTTTAGGACTTAGCGATGGCGCTCGAAAGGATCTTCGCGCACTTCAAGGACCGGCAAGAGCCGTCGACCAGCGTTTACGATCCGCATGATCCGCAGAGTTACGACAATTTCCTCCACACATTGATGTCGGATTCGGTTGACTACGAGAACGCGTTTCTCGCAGTCGATCGGAGTTCGGCGCAGCTGTACTACTACGGCTACGAGCCTTCGATTGGGCCGTATGATCCGGGCGCGCCGTATATTGGCGAAGACCCGCTCGCTACGCTGGGCGAGATTCTCAACAAGGACAATCCGGACCAGCCGAATCGCTCGACGTTTGTTTCGACTGACGTGCGCGATGCGGTGATGATGATGTTGCCTGGTCTGGTGCGTCTGTTTGGCGCGTCGGAAGCGCCGGTTTATCTGGTGCCGCGATCGGAAGCGGAGGTTTTGTCGGCTGAGCAGGCGACGGCCTATGTCAATTACACCTTCTGGAATGACAACCCCGGTTTCTTGATTCTGTACGGCGCGTTCAAGGATGCGTTGACGGTCAAGACGGGGTTTGTGAAGTGGTGGACGGATTCGCACAAGGAGCGGCAGCGCAAGCGGTTTTTGAACGTTACTGCGGATCAGATTCAGGCGATCCTATCTGAGGACGACACGGCGCGGATTTTTGAGATTGGTAAGCCGGTGTCGAGGCCGCCCTCGCCGATGCCGCCACAACCCTCGCCGCCGATGCCGGGGCCAATGCAATCGTCGCCGGTCAACAGTCTTCCGGGCGCTCTGCCCTCGGGGCCGCCGTCGCCGCCATCGAACGCCGGGATGCCGGGGTTGATGTCGCCGCCGAGTCCTCCGCCGCCTCCAGCTGGAGGACCGCCGCCGGCTGGAGCGCCGCCGCAAATGATGGGCGGAGCGCCGCCGGCCGCGCCGCCGCCTATAGGTCCGCCGCCCGGGCCGATGGCGGGCGCCCCGACGCCGTCATTGCCGGGATTGCCGCCGCAGCTGACAGCGCCGCCGCCGCCGATGTTCGATTACGTGACGATCGAATTTGAAGTTTCGAAGCCGTTGATCAAAGTCGCTGGCGTGCCGCCGGAAGAAATGCGGATCGACCGTTATGCGCGCACGTTCCGCGACAGTCGGGTGACCGGGCACGAGCGCATTGTTCCGGTCGATCAGTTGATTGCGATGGGTTACGATCGCGAGCTTTGTCTTGGCCACATTCAGACGTCGGAATCGACCTTCACCACTGAGCCGCAGATTCGCAATCCCGGCCGCTTCATGGGCACGCAGATTGGCGACGGGGTGAAGTATGGAGAGTGGTACATCAAGGTTGACAAGGACGGCGACGGCGTTCCCGAGTTGCGGTACATCTGCACCATGGGCGGCGATCACGAGATCGTCGCCGACGAAGAGGCGAACCGGGTCAAGTTCGCGCTATTTTCGTGCGATCCGATCAGTCACACGATCGTCGGCGACAGCTTGGCCGACTACACCGAGGATATTCAGCGCATCAAGACTAACATGATGCGTTCGATTTTGGACAGCGCGGCGACAGCGATCAATCCGAAGACGGTGTTCAACGAGCTCACGGTGACGGCCGACGACGTGATGAACGATGACGTCGGCGCGGTGATCCGGACTCGCGGCGATCCGAAGGATTCGATTCTGTTCACGCAGACGCCGTTCTTTGGTCAGCAGATGTTGCCGGCGGTGCAGATGCTCAACGAAGTGCTGCAGCGGCGCACGGGGCTCTCCGATGCTGCCAAGGGGCTCGATCCGAAGGCGTTGCAGTCGAGCACTATGCTCGGCGTCGAGGCGGTGATCAACGGTGCGCAGGAGCGGGTCGAGTTGGTGGCGCGGGTGCTGGCGGAGACTGGGTTCAAGGATCTGTTCGCCGGCCTCTACAACGAGGTGTGCGAGAACCCCAACCAGAAGCGCACGCTGAAAATCCGCGGCGAGTTTGTGCCGTACGACACTGGCACATTCGACGCATCGATGGGCGTTGAGGTCAACGAGAATCTAGGCAAGGGTTCGGACATGGTCCGGATGCTGGCGCTGAACAGCATCAAGCAGGACCAGATGATGGTATTTCAGACGTTCGGGCCGCAGAATCCAGTGGTCGGCATCCCCGAGATGATCAACACCATCACCGACATGCTGGCGATCGCCAACATCAAGAATCCTGGCCGCTACTTCAAGACGCCGACACCGCAGCAGATTCAGGCGATTCAGTCGCAGCCGAAGACGCCGGATGCAATGACCATGGCGGCGCAAGCGCAGATGGAGAAGGTGCGCTCCGATACGGCGAAGGCGGTTGGGCAGCAGAATATCGATCGCATGAAGATCCAGAGCGAGAGCGATATCCGGCACAAGGAGATGCAGGCAAAGACGGCCTACGACTTCCAGAAGCTCTCGCTCGAGGGGCAGAAATTCGGGATTGATCAGCAGACCAAGCTGGCGACGATGGCCAGTCAGTTGATGAAGGATCAGTCGGATAGCGACGCGCAGGATCAGCAGAATCAGATGGACATGGCGAGCGCGCAGCAGGAATCCGATTTGAAGAATCAGCAGGCGCAGAACGATCAGGCGATGGCGATGCAGAAGGCGGCGTCGGATCATTTGCAGGGCATGGCGAAGGTAGCTTCGCAGCACATGCTTGGGCAGGCCAAGACGGCGTCGGCGCATCAACTCGGGCAGAGCAAGATCGCGTCACAGCATGTGCTTGGCGCGTTAGCGGCGAGAAACGATGAACGAGATTCCGCGGGTTGAGGCTGAAGACCGGCGTGAGCTGGCGCGCGGCGCGCGCGATCTGCTCAACGATCCTGCGTTCAAGGCGGCTTGCGCGCTGCTGAGAACGCAGTGGTATCACGAGCTGATCGATTCCAAGGTCGATTGGGAAAGGCTGACGGAGTTGCGGGCCAAGCTTCAGGTTTTGGAGGCGATCCCGGCGATGATTCAGAAACTGATCACTGACGAGACGATGGCGCAGCGGGCGGGACATGGCCGGAGATATTGACAGCGTTGCGGGCATGTTTGGCCGCGAGATTGAGCCGTCGGCCAAGCCTGTCGATCATCGGGGTGAGCTTATTTCTCATACCGAGAAGCCGACCTCGCTGTTCGCCGAGCGGAACCTCGAGGGCGATGCAAACACCGGCGACACGCGCGACGGCGGTGATGATGCGAGGCTTCGCGCGCGAGAACAGGAGATAGCCGATGGTCGAGCCGAAGAATCTGGGCGCCGCCGAGCTTCGAACGCGCAGGAGCTACGGGAGTCCCGAGGCCGAGGGCAACACGAGCCGGCCGAGACAGAGCCGGGCGATGAAGATCTCCCCGCCGAAGGCGAAGATGATGCCGACGACAACGCGCTCGATGCCGATGAGACCGGTGGGACCGACGCCGAAGGGGACGCCGAGCGCGACGCCGAAAAATACGAGGTAACGGTCGACGGCAAGGTTCATGAGATTACGCTTGCGGAGGCGTTGCGCGGCTACGTGCGCCAAGCGACGTTTCATCAGCGGATGGGCAACCTCAATCAGCGGCAGCAGGAACTGGATGTCAACGCTGGACAGCTGCAGCAGAGCTGGGCGGCGTGGCACAAGGCGCGAGCCGATTATGAG